CCCTCCACCACGGTCAAGGCCGTTGCCAGGAGGCCGTAAAACCAGCCCTGCACATTGGCAATGACATTGTGGAAAGCAGTGCCTATATTGGAGCACACGGCTCCCAGAGCGCTCCAGATACCCAGAGCCACATTGGCCACCACAAGAGCGGCATTTTTCACCGCTTGGATGGCCACATTGATGCCGCCGGTGATAACACCAAAGAAACTGGAGGCCACACCCGTGGTCTTTGCAATCCAGTTGCAGAGGGCAATAATACCGGCCACCAATGCGATGACACCCAGCACAATCCAAGTGACAGGGCAAGCCAACAGGGCGGCATTGAGGCCAACCTGTGCGCCCGTTGCCGTGGTTGTAGCCGCCGCATCTGCAAGCGTTGCGCCGGTTTTCAAAGCAGTGGATGCGGCATTGATGGCATCCAGACCTGCCTTTATTGCCTCAACCGTGTTGATGGCCAGCATTACGCCGTGGTACGCCAGCAGAGCTGTGACCACGCCACCGATGATGGGGCCCAACCAGCTCCAGTTGTCAACCATAAAGGAGCCAACAGCAACTACAAGGTCAAGGCAGCCACTCAGCACGGCGGCCAAAGTGCCAAATGCCGTGATAGCTCCGTTGGCAAAGGTGTTGAAATCATCACTATTTGCCAGTTGGTTTATTTTGTTGAGAACGGGGTCAAGAACGGTGAGGGCCTTGTTTTGCATATTGGTCCACACCTGTGCCCAGGTCATGGGCATACTCTCAAACTTGGCATTGGTTTCATCCGCAACGGAGAAAAGGGCATTTTTGACCACCTCAGCGGTGATAAGGCCCTCCTGTGCGTATTTCTTGATGGAGCCCTCTGCCACGCCCATGTAGCTCTCAATGGCTCTGGCAATACCGGGTGCATTTTCAAGGATGGAGTTTAATTCCTCACCCCTCAGAGCACCGGCGGCCATGGCCTGTGTGAGCTGGAGCATTGCGGCAGACTGCCCCTGTGCAGTAGCACCGCCAATGACAAACTGCTTGTTGACCTGCTCCATGAAAGCAATGAGCTCATCATTGTTGGCAAAAGCAGAGCCAGCATTTGCGCCCATGCTTGCGATGGCACCGGCGGTGTCAAGGTAGTAGGCCCTGGAGCGCTGGGCAGAGGCCATGATTTTGCTCTCCAGCTCAGTCACACTGCCGCCGTCATCAACCATCAAACTGAGGCGTGCCGTGGTGCTGGTCATCTGGTCAGAGAGGCCAAAGAGCTTGCTGACACCGGCGGCTGCTCCCAAGGTTGCCACAAGGCTTTTGACCTTGCCCAGCATATTGCCAGCCGCCACATTGCCACTGCGGAGCCCTCTGTTGAGGTTTTCCTCCTGTTCAGCAGCTCTGCGGTAGCCCTCAGCCATGTCCTGGATTTCGGCATTGGCTCCCACAAGCTGGGACCTTGCCCGTGCGATTTCTGCGGCATCCACGGCACGGCCAGATGCACGCTGGACCTGCTCAAAAGCATTGAGGGTGGTGTCCAATGCAGTTGTAATTTTTCTGAGTACGGAGCTCATCCCGTCATTGAGCGTCATTTGCGATCTGATACTTGCCACGGTTTCACCACCTTTTTGAAAAAAGCTCCCGTCCCGTATCAAGGGCGGGAGTTTATCTGTGTTTGCCTTTTCGGGCTTTGCTTTCTATTTCGGCCCGTTTCTTTTTCTCCGCCTCACAGCGGCGATCAATAGAGGCCATAACAAAAGCCCGTTCTTTGATGGGCAAGTTCAAAAACTTGGAGGGCTCCCAGCCAAACTCTTGCAGACAAAAGTGTGCATAGTTTGCCTCCGGGTCACCCTCCTCAATTAGTTTTTTGCCTCATCAACCAGCTCACCGTCAGTCTTAAAGCCGTTGATGCGGAAAACCTCCGTTACATAGTCATCAAACTCACCGCCGATGAGCATTTTGCCCAGCAAAGCCTCCGGGGTCTTTACGCCCCAATCATCCTGGAGCGCCGCATCACCCAGAGGGGGGAACACGGTGCAAGAGGCGCACACCTTGGCCTGGAAAGCGTAGGTGTCAAGCTGCTGGGTAAACTGGTTTTTCTTGCCGGGCACCTGCACCTGTTTAATGCAAGCGCTACGGATGCGGGCATAATCATCTGCGGGGATGCAGCGGATTTCCCACTCCATAGGCTTGCCGTCCTCCCCCTTGAAACGGGGGGAGGGGGCAAACTTGGCATTTTCAACCTGTTCAACATTGGAACGCATAAAAGCGGACAGATTACTCATAGATGATCTCCTCCTTTAGTTGTTGCCGCCCTTACATATAAGACGGATTGGTGTGCTTTTCGGGTCTGGTGATGCTGTCGCAGTAGCCCTCAATGGTCTGCTCAACAAATTCACCCTCTGCGTTGAACATGGACAGGAGCACATCACCGTCCAGCACGCAGTCATTGTAGCTCTTAGTGCTGCGGCCCACCGTAGTGGCGGGGTCCTCATTGGAGGTCTGGATGTCAAAAACAGGCATCACGCCGGTCTTGATGAAACGCTCCACAACCTCATCAAAGATCTCCGTGCACTTGTAGATGGTCATGGAGAAAGCCAGGGCCACGGTCTGGGGCTTGTGGCCCACAACAGGGTTGCCCAGGCGGTAGACCTCCTTGGTAGTGATGGAGGCCTTGCCCTCAAACTCCTTGGCCATCAGCATGGAGTAGCGGGTGCCGTCCAGCGTCACAAAGCACTCAGCAAAGTTGGCGCTCACGGCATCCTGGGTGTTAAAAGTAGGATTGATGGACATGTTTCTCCCTCCCTTACTGGATGATAACGCTCATGTAGAGCTGTGCCATGGCATTGACGATGTTGAGGCCGCTGATATTGCACAGGACAGCCTTTTTGCTGTCACCCTGGGCGCAGGTCACAATATCGGGGTCAAACTCCTGCACGGCACGGATTTTCTCAAGCTCCTGGATGAGCTTGACAATGTTATTCCACAGATGAGCACGGCCAGGGGCATCATTGGGAACGGTGCCCACATAGCGGGTGTTGAACAGGACGGCCACATCATTGGCGATCTGGTCACACACACGCATGGTCTGGTTGCTCTGGAAAACCTCACCCTTGGTGTCACTCAGAGTGAGCAGAGTGTTGATGTCCTCCAGGACACGGGTGACACCATTGACATTGTGGAACATGCACTTGCCAGCCTTGATGGCCGCCTCCAGTTCCACCTGGGTGTATTTGGTGTCAATGATGAGCTCACCATCATACTTGAAGTTGGTGAGAGATGCGTTGACGGCCACGCCAGCCTGTGCGCCGGTCATCCAGTACACAATAGCGTGGGCATCCACATCCGCAATAGTGGCGTGGGTGGAGGTGTTCCACACACCAATCACGCCCTCATAGTCAGCATTGGGCTCCCAGGCAACAAGCTGGAATTTGGCACCCAGCTCATCACGCAGACGCTCAGTGTAGACAGAATAGAGCTGCACAGTAGTGGCATCCGCCGCAGGGCAGCAGAGAGTGTTGAAAGCATACGCCTCAATGGCGTTGAGGAAAGCCTGGTGTGCATCGCCGGTGATGGCCTCCACATCGGTGCCACCGGTCAAGTTCATCCCAGCAGTGGCCTCCAGCACAGCGCCGCTGGCAAAGGTCACATAGTCATTGGCTGCCAGATCAGAGGCAGACGCAACGATCTGGGTATCAACACAGATGCCGTCCAGGTAAGTGCTGACATCCCACAGGTCAGTGTTGTCAACATTGGCCGCAACCACAATGCTGAGGTCATTGCCACGCACACCGGGATATTTCGCAGTAGCGAAGTCACACACAGCCTTAACAGCTCCCGTGCCCAGACGGTAGCAGTAGACAGTGGTGGCGTGCAGGAAAATCTAACGCAGGGGCAGCATCTTGGGATGGTCATACGCATAGCCGAAAATGGCCTTGCTGTTCGTCTGAAACTCCCCGGAAGTGACGGCGAACACTTCACCCTCCGGGCCCCAGCTCAACATAAAAGGAGCTGCCGCATAGCCTCTGTCAGAGAGCGTTGCAGATGCCTTTGCCAAGCTGGTGAAATTGACATAAGTGCCAGGCATGACCTTGTTCTGGGTCAGCCAAATGCCTCCGCCAAGTGCCATATTATCTCACCTTACCTTTCATGTACTTTTCAATCAGCGCATCCACCTCATCAAAGGTGTAGGTCTTGCCATTCTCAAGCAGGGCGCTGATAATGTCCCGCTTGGTGGCGTATCTCTTGGAGGCCGCCAACTGCTCCTTGGAATAGACGGCAGCCGCCTTTTCAGTTTTTGCCATAGGCTTATCCCTCCTGTTCGATTTTCAGAGTTTCCATGAGGGTCTGCTCCTGCGGTACACGCACAAAATGGTCATACTGCAAAAGAACATGCAAAACATCATCTGAAACAGTCCACTCACAAGAGGTGGCATGGATGATGTCCCCCTCTGGGGTGGTGATGCTCTCAAGCACTTGTGCAACCTGGTGCGCTTTGTCATAGCAGTCCACGGCTCCGCCGGTTGGATAATAGATCACATCTACCTGCGGTGTGCGCCGGTAGCGGCGGCCCACCTCTTTGGCGTGTCCGGCTCCCGGCATAATCACATTG